CTTTCTTTTCTTTACGCCAACACAAAATGCCAAACGTATCAGACATGTCACGCCACATCACACATAAGTTGCTGACATCAACGAAAAGCCACCTCAGAGGCTCGCTGTTCCATTTTTTCCTCAAGGTAATACCAACATAGCCAACAGGTATAAAAATCCCTCAGAATTGAAAAAAGACCCCTTTTCGTTGAATTACGTTTTTTTGGTTATAAGCTTATTTTTCTTTGTTCCATCTGTAAAACATTATGTCACGCCTGAGAAAAGTTACAGACATCAAAAATAAGGGGTATAGGAGGCTCACTGTTCGATTTTTTGTATAAAGTAATACCAACATAGCGGGGAGAGTATAAAATGCGTTAAAATTGAAAATAGACCCCTTTTTGTTGATTTCAGGTTTTTTATGTGTCATGAATAAAACGCTTGACAAATGATACAGTTTGTCCTATGGTTGAAACATTACATATTTTCAGGAGGGGAAAATGGATTTTTATGATAACTTAAGAAACCTCATGGGTTCTATCTCCCCGGAAATACGACCGGCTTTTCTTGCAACTCTCAACAAACTTGCCGAGGCGGAGACCGCATATTCGGCAGGAAACAAAGATGAGTGTCTCAACATCCTGCTTTCTGTAATCCTAACTCATTACCTCCAGTTTATCTCCTGCTTTGCTGAAAAGGCACAAGTTCCAGAGGAGACGGTACATTGAGCTTTTCTGTATGTTCAAAAATAGGGGATAAGGGGGTTAATTGTTTGATTGGAAGCTCAAGCCTTCCAGTTATCCCCATTGGAGCAAATAATTCTACTGGATTAAAGCTCCAGAAGGAACTGGGGGATTGTTTGATTAACCTCAATGGCTTGCTTATTGCCATTGAGGTTAAAACTGAAATATACAATAAATACGGCAATCTATTCATAGAGATATACTCCAACAGTAAAACCAATAACCTTGGATGGATAATCTCATCCTCAGCAGACATCCTCGCCTATTCATTCCTTGAGGAAAACCTTACATATTTTCTCAACATGAAAGAGCTTAAAAAATGGGGATTAATCCATAAGAATTTCAAGCGATTCCCTATAAAAGCTCAACATAAACGTAACCAAAAAAACCTTACTCTTGGGAGGGTAATCCCTATCCGCGTTCTAAGTGATGAGCTTGAGAACTTTGAAGTAAGGGAAATGGATAAACCATTAGACTTGCAAAGATTGTTTTTACAATTAAACATAAAAACAGAGGTTTAAGGATGGACGCATATCAAAAATTTATATATCTCAGGACGTATTCACGCTTCTTGTGGGAAAAGGGGAGGCGTGAATCATGGGAGGAGACTGTTAATCGGTTTTTGGATTTTATTTTTACAGAATCGCCTTATTGTCATCTTATCCCGGAAAAGACAAAGAAGAAAATCCGCCAACACATATTAAACCTTGTCGTTGTTCCTTCCATGCGGCTGTTATGGAGCGCCGGAGAAAACGCAAGGCGCGACAACACGGCCGCATATAATTGTTCCGCTCTTGCCGCTGATAACATTGGAGCTTTTGGAGAAGCAATGTACCTCCTGCTCTCCTCCGCTGGAGTAGGTTACAGTGTCGAGGATAGATATATTTCACGGCTCCCTCAGGTTAAGTATCAAAAAAATTCCACGTCATATAACTATGTTGTCGAGGATACTCGTGCAGGATGGAAGAACGCTCTCGATTTTGGGATTGAGGCTTGGTTCAATGGAAGAGATGTTGGTTTTGATACTTCTAAAATCCGTCCGGCAGGAACTCCTCTTTTTATTTCTGGAGGATACGCAAGCGGCCCAGACCCTCTCATTCAGTGTTTAAATTTCACTAGAAAAACAATCCTAGCCGCTCAAGGAAGGCAACTTCTATCACTCGAAATTAGTGATATTTTTAATGAGATTGCTTCAATAGTAGTTGCAGGAGGAGTAAGAAGAGCATCAGAAATCTGTCTGTCAGATTTTAACGATATTTCAATCCGTGACAGCAAACATGGAATTTTTCCACATAGAAGGGGGTTTGCGAACATTAGCGCAGTTTATCATCAAGTTCCAAATGTTTTAGATTTTACGCAAGAGTTTATAAATATGGCACGTTCAAACTCAGGCGAACGTGGAATGTTCAATCTTTTAGCCGCTAGAAAACGTTCTCCACGCAGGAGAGACAAGAGTAAAATCGAGCTAACAAATCCTTGTGCGGAAACACTCCTGAGGAATAATGGATTATGCAATCTCACAGAAGTTATCCTCCGACCAACAGATGATTTTGAATCAGTTAGGGACAAAATCATCACGGCTACATGGTTGGGCTGTATTCAATCCACATTAACAAACTTCCCTGAACTAAATCCTAAATGGGCAGAGAACGCAAAAGAGGAGCGTCTCCTTGGAGTCTCTTTGTCGGGTTTATGTGATGTTTATTCCATGATAACAGCAGAGACCCTGAGACATTGGAAGCAGATTGCCGTTAAAACCGCTAAAGAAGCTTCCGGAGTTCTTGGAATCAATATGCCAGCGGCAGTAACACTTATTAAACCATCAGGAACAACTAGCCAATTAACTAATTGCTCCCCCGGCCTTCATTCTCGTTGGTCTCCTTACTATCTCCGGAGAGTTAGGATTTCAATGCACGACCCGTTATTTGAAATGATGAAAGCTCAAGGAGTTCCTTGGACTCCATGTAACTATTCTATCAATACGGCAGTTCTGGAGTTCCCTGTTACGGCTCCCTCTGACGCTAAGTTTAGGGACTCAGAAACAGCTATCGGCCAACTTGAATGGTATAAGACGATAGTTGACAATTGGTGTGAACATAACGCATCTGCTACAATATATGTTAAGGATAACGAATGGTTAGACGTTACCGCATGGGTATACAGGAACTTCGACTCCATCAATGGAGTAACATTCTTTCCCTTCACTAATGAAAAATATAAAAATCCTCCTTTCGAGGAGATTTCCTACGATGAATATCAAAGAAAACTTGAAGCCTTTCCTGAGATAGACTTTTCAAGGCTCCCTGACTACGAGAAAACCGACTTAACAACAGGAGGGAAAGAATACGCATGTGCCGGGGGAGCTTGTGAACTATAAGGAGGAAGAAATGATGATAGAAAAACTTGATAAATGGAAAGAATTAAGACGTTCATTGTTTGCTAATACAGAACCGGAAGTAGAGCTTGTTGGTATTACATGCCCCGGAGAACTTGTCAGAAACAATTCTGACTATTATTTTTCTGTTCCAGAAAAGGAAGCTATCCTTCAAAAGATTGAGGAACAACCCGCAATCGCAGCGGCCACTTCATACGGCAAACAACCTAAAAATCCTGTTGTATTAAACGAACGCCTTATTGAAGCTGGTCATTTAACGCCGCTAGAATCCATTCAATTTAACTTTTTTATTAGCGGGATATCTAAGCTTTGTGGAGCTCAAATGTCCCGTCATAGGGTAGGTCAAGGCCATGTTTCTGCTTCCCGGAGATATCAGCAACAAAAACCAGAGTTTGTTTATCCCCTGCTAAGTGAAGTAGTTAGTTTAGAAACAGCAAAGAATATCTATGAGGATATGTCTGATTGTTTAAAGTCTAATTATTTTCTCTATTTAAGGCTTATAAGGGACAAGACGGCAAAAAAGGGAGATGTTAGGTATATCATCCCGGCTTGTTCTGCTACCCATCGCTATTATTGGGCAAACGCAAGAGCATTAAGGGATTTTTTTCGACTCCGCCTTGACTCATCGGCAGAAGGGGAAATTAAACGACTTGCCTTCATTATCCTAGATTTAGTCATGAAAGTTACTCCATCACTATTTATTGATATTAAAAGGAAATTTGAAAAATGACTCCAGAAGAATTCGCAGAATTAACCGTAATACAACAGTACAGGTTCTTATTGGAAAGACTGTTAAAGCTTGGAGATGAAATTGAGAACGATGAAATTGATTACTTGATTACATTGCTTGTTTATGCCCAAGGGGATTTTCTCCAGTATAGCGAAAAAGAAGGGGTAGAAGAGAACCGAACGGCTTCTCTTATGGCAATAGAGGAGGTTTTGGCTCAAGCTATCAAACTAAGTGAGACAGTGAATAGGCTAAGATTTGTTTTAGATATTGAGGAGGATGAAGCAGCATGAAACACTCGATAGTTATGGTTTGTGACTCAGAATCACTAATTGAGGGGATAAACAGATTAAGAACTTTTAACAATGAACTTAAACAGATTGAACAAACCCTGAAAACATTAATTCCTCTTTTAAGGGAATTTGCTGAGCTAAGGAGACTGTCATGAGTTTCTGGAGGATTCATAAGATTGAGAGAGAGGAAAATCAATTTTCGATAGTAGTAGAGCCAACTTCTCCGACTACGAAGATTGGAGTTGTCGAGGATTCTGAAATCCTCCCCGGACATGGTTTAGCAGTAAATGTAAAACTAGAAACGGAGGAATGTCACTCAGCAGCGGTGGAGATGGGACTTTCTATTATTAAGACGTATGAAGAAAAGAAACCATCTCCTCAGCAAATAACTAAGAACCTGTATCTCAATATCACCTTAGATGAGGAGTCAAAAGAACTTTTGCGGAGAATATTTTCATTAAATACCGCTAATCCTGCGGAGTTTAATAATACTCCCTGCGTAGAATATGAGTTTGTTCAAGAGACAGAACTTGAACCTCAGAATGATGAAGAGGAGTAAAGACAATGCGACTTTACGCAGTTAGTACAAAGATAGGATATTCAGAAATATGCTTCTCAAATTATGAAGATGCGGTTGAGAGAGCAAAAACCTATCCCCACGAACTCTCCCCAAGGGTTGAGGAGCTTACCCTTGAAAAATTCTCTCCTGTTTATCCTGTTTTTTTTGAGGATAAACTTATTGGAATAGCTTCCTCAGAGGATAAAGCTCGTTCTTTATGTGAGAAAAAAGGGGAATCACTACATTATGCTGATTTTTTTCTTGATGAGATTATTGAAAACGGATTGACTTGGGAAGTAAGCTTTTTCAAGGAACTCAATCATTGGAACGTCAGGATAAGTAATGAGGAGGGTTTGCCGCTTCCTGAGAAGGTTTCTAGTGTCTTTTCGACCCGATATGTTGCTTGGGTCAAAGCACATAATCAGGAGGACGCATTACAAAAAGGGAAGCTAAGGATTGAAAACTTAAAATTAGAGCTTAATGAGAGGGAAGATGGAAACAAAGTCTCCGGGCGTGAATAATCCAACTCATTATGATTATTCGATAAAGCCAATTGATGCAATCGAATCATGGGGATTGAATTTCAATCTTGGGAATACAATAAAATATATTGCAAGGCATAGTCGCAAGGGGAATCCAGAGAAGGATTTAGAAAAAGCTCTCTGGTATTTAACAAGAGAATTAAGCAGAGTGAAGGCAGAAGATGAAAGAGAAACTCGTTAATGACACTTTAAATAAGATGAAAGAGATTATTAATGTGAACGAAAATCGCATCAAGGAGCAGATAGGGATTGAGCTTATCCGTCTCTATCTGATTTTTGAACTTTCTGACTTGCTAGAAATATTACGAAATACTCCAGAAGAATAACTAATTGAGAAAAGGAAAAACAAACATGAAGAACAAAAACATAGTCTTTTCTCAGGATTTCCAAAAAAGGACAACTATCCGGATTTTAAAAAACAGAATTGAAGCTTGTCCAAAAATTGCCTATCCAACATTATGTCTGTTGAAGGAAATAGACAACGTAACCGGGGAGGGGGAATGACGTGGAAATGTAAAGTATGTCAAAACTCTTCCTGTTTGGAAGTTGTAAGAGTTACGGAGAATCTTGAGAAGTTTTATAAACAGGTTATCATCATTGGAGACACGGCATTTGTTTCTAATTCAGTTCCTCGCTCATTACTCTACGAGTTCTGTGCTTGTCCTGTTTGCGGAAAAAGAGAATTTGATGATAACCTTGAAGATTACAGTTTAAACGACTTTGTGAGAAGGTATGGGCTCAAAATAAAGGATATAAAATACTTGACAAAGTAGAGAGATATGTTTTATGTATGTCCCATCGGACAATATAAAAATTCAGGAGGGATAAAGATGGATGAAATCTATCTCATAATATGGTCAATACTTCTCTTGCTGATTTATATCCTTCCGGGGATTATTGCAAGGAGACAGAAAAAAGAAAATGCTGACGCAATATTTATCCTTAACCTCCTGCTTGGATGGACTTATGTTGGTTGGGTAATAGCTCTTGTTTGGGCATTAATGAAAGACAAGAAAGAAACATGTAAAACAGTTTAAAAGCTTTTAAAATCCCTGCGTCATTTCTTTTGTTTCTCCTTTAAAACGCAGGGATTTATTTTTCCTAAAATCCTTCCCTTTTTTATTCAAAAAAACCCACAATTTTAAGAAACCTTTCCGCCATTTAGTGTTCGTATTGTTAGCAATGCCGAACATTAAACAAAACACTATTATTTGCGGGGATTCTGCCATAATTATGCTAGATTTTCCTGATAGTTGTGTTGATTTAACCGTGACCAGTCCGCCTTACGACCAACTAAGACGATATAACAACTACCAGTTTAATTTTCCAGCCATTGCTAACCAGATTTTTAGAGTGACAAAAAACGGTGGTGTCCTTGTGTGGATTGCCGCTGACCAAACAATAAATTTTAGTGAAACAGGAACATCCTTTAAACAAGCCCTCTATTTTAAAGAAATAGGCTTCAATCTCCTTGATACAATGATTTATGCAAAAGAAGCTGTAGGAGCTTGTGGTTCCAAATATGCTTATAATCAAGCTTTTGAATATATGTTCGTCTTTGTGAAGGGTAAACCAAAAACATTTAATCCCATCAAAACAGCCCCAAAACAAGCAAACAAAAGGCGC